CCTGAGATTTATTCTCATGTGTTTAAGGGTATCGACATTCGCGGTTTTTGTGAGACTGCGGATGAAGATGAAATTGAACATGGTCCCATGGTGGGAGGTGAGGTTCATTTCCTTCAGGAGCCTGGTTACAAGTTGAGAAGCATTGCTTCTCCATATAGATTATTCCAAGTGGCTTCACAACCACTGAAGAATGATCTTGGTTTACTTGTTCGGTCTCTTGATTGGGATTGTACCCACGATCAAGGCAAGGCTGTACCAATCATACAGGAAGCAATTAGGAACCATCGAATGGTCTACTCTGTAGATCTTTCATCGGCTACTGATTACTTTCCATATGAGTTGCAGCAGATAGTTTTGGAAACTATCTACGGCAAAGATAATTCATATGTCAAATTGTTCCGAGATGTTTCTCGGGCAACTTGGCGTTCTGAATTAGGTGCAATCGTTTGGAAGAGAGGGCAACCCCTTGGGTTTAACCCTTCCTTCTTTACTTTTACACTAACTCATGGATTACTACTTCTTACCCTTTTGGGCAAAGAGTATAACCATGAATTCTTTGTCTTGGGTGATGATGTTATTATCTTGAACAAGAAATTGTTCGAAGATTATACTTCATTACTCAATGCAATGGTATGCCCCTATGCTGCGGACAAGACCTTAATTTCTAGTGAACTTGCTGAGTTCGCTGGAAAGGTTATTACCAGTTCGAATGTTTATCCACAATTAAAATGGAGAGACATATCGGATGATAATTTCCTTGATCTTGCTCGTCTCATAGGACCGAGGATCAGACTCCTCCTCTCAAAGAAGCAAAATGAGATCTTGGATGTGTTTGCACACATTCCTGATTTCATACACCCCTACGGACTTAATTGGTCCTATCCAGGATCCAACCTGGAAAAGATGATTAAGAACGGTTTGGAGTTATGCTTCGAAGAGAAGGTATTGGACTCCCTAACGGGTCTAAGTAGTCACATTCATAATCAGCTTTACGCTGATTATGGTGCTTCTACAAACGACCTTTTGATGTTCACCGATAAGGTGAAGATCAAAGAGGAAGTTTCAACCTTCGACGAGAAGGTTAAGTCTGTATTCCTTAAAGCAGGGTTTGCTCGTAAGCATTACGAGTATTTCCTTGAAAGCCTTAAGGACATACCTATGGCTCTCTTGGATCCGTCCTTGGATCCTGAGTTGCCGTTTGCTGAAACACAACCCTCACGGGTTACGTTAAAGCAAAGGTTGTCTAGGTTCATAAAAACAAACACTAAACAAGGATCGTAACTGTGACCC